AACAGCTAACACGTCTGCTAATTCGTTAGCTTCCTGACCGCTGATATCCTGCACCAAAGACATTAATGAATCATGCCAGGAATCATTTAAATTACCAGTACCCAAAACTAACGCACTTTTTGAATCTCCTGGCAGTGTTCTATAAACAACGACAATTTTAGCGCTGTTGTTTTTCATTTTTCCCACATGTTTCATAATAGGCCTTTATTTTTGAACTGATTGATTATCTTGCGGAGCAACTGCGACTAAGAAAGTATTCAGTCGATCATATACTTGACCCACTGAGCTGACTTCGCTAGCACCAAATGCGCCGCGTCGAACAGCTAAGTCAATAATTGCACGAAGATTTTGTAAATCTTGAATGCTAAGTTGCGGTGAAGCATTTGCAGATTCTGGAGTTGTGTTTTCTTCTGTGTTTTCTGTTGTGGTTTCGTTCATTTTTTTTCCTTTATAATTTATGTAAATGAGGACATCCTAAAATTAATATAGCAATTTCAGATGGATCCTCTAAACCAATTTCCAATACTTCTGTCAAGTATTTGTTTTGACTTTCCAGAGCGTATTTTTTTTTAATTGCATACCTACTATTTAAGTGGTAGTTTATCCACTGATCTAATATTTTGATATCATAATTTTTAGTAGTAATTCTTGCAAAATGATCTGGGATAAAATTGAGTTTTCTCATTCCCAAAACACTCAGCGGATTAAGTTCTCCTCTGTTCAAAGACATTAACTACTCACTTATTTATAATGTGCAGTTTGCCCAAACGGGGCAATAATTTGATCATTGCCGTGAACAATAAACAGTGTGTCGCAATAGTGTTCATCTCCCCAATCACCGCAAGGGTACCCGTCAGTGAACATGATGAATTTTTTGGGTTCAATACCATGTTCTTTCATAAAATTCCAATTAGCTTCAAAATCTGTTCCACCGCCACCTGAGCATTGATACTCTAAAATTTCGTCAGCGTTGTCTCCGGTAAATCTTTTGTAACCGTAAACCTCAGTATCAAAACACCAAAGATCAAGATTGAAGTCTTTGTATTCATCCATTATACCTTTGACTTCGCTGATAAAGTCTCTGCCCTGTTTATCAGAAATACTGCCACTCATATCAATACCCACGGCAACGTCGATAGTTTCTTCATTCATCATTCCGGGTAAAATGGCTCCACAGTGCTGGCTTTTGCGGTTGGGTCGACTGAAGCTGAAGTTGCTTTTAAGAATACTTTGTATGTTCATACGCAACATCTGTCGCCAATCCATTTTGGGTTCAGTAAAATCATTGATCAGTCTTTTAATTCCTGCGGGAATTTTATCAGCACCTGACGACTGTGCGGCAGCAACCATGGCTTCTTTGATTTCGTCTTTGATTGCCTTTTTTTCCTCTGCGGTTAACTTGGGAGGACCCTTGCCGTCTTTGTCATTTTCGCCATTTTCGCCACCAGCGCCTTCTTCATCACCGTCTAGGTGATCATCTAAAAGTTCTCCTAAAGAACTGATATCAATTTTTTCTGCCTTGTCATACAAGTCATTGTAAATTTCTTCGTAACTTTTGCCACGGTATTTTGCATCTTGGAATATTTTAATTTTTTTTGGAACTTCACCAATTTTTTCATCTACAAGAATTTGATTGACTGCATAGTCGGCAGCAATATTACTTAGTTCTGGAATTCGACTGTCTCTTCGACCCATATGATCGAACACATTATGTAATACTTCATGAGCAAATCCAAATTCACATTCTTTGGGAGTAAGTCCGTCAACAAAGTCGTTACTGTAATAGAAGTTTCGGCCATCAGTGGCCAATGTGCTACACCAATCACTGGCATCAATCAATTTCATTCGAGTAGCCATATTACCAAAAAATGGATGACGCAATAACAGCCCAACTCTTGCAGTGATTAATTTTTCAACAATTTTACTTTTTTGAACTTCAGAAAATTCTTTTTTCTCTTCAGTTTTTAATTTTTTATTAGCTGTGGAATTTTTGGCAGACATAATTGATCCTATCTAAAACTATATTATAAACTCGTTTGTCAATGTTGTCAATGGAAAAGGGCCTTAGCCCTTTTCTTATTCCATGGCTTGGATAATTAATTTGCCGTACTTTTCGTAAAAACGATCAAAGTTTTTCAACTTGGTAGTATCAAAGGGCAAATGATAACTGGTCATTGCAACTTTGGCACCCATGACAATTAGTTCAGTGGGGAAATTATCCATGGTAAATTTGAAGAAATTGTCTGCAAGTTCGTCCCAGTTTTTGACTTTCTTTTGATCAGCAGCCTGTAATTCATAGCATAATGCCACTGTCAGTGAATACATTGCAGATATTTCTTTGATGTTACATTGAGTCACTCGACCAGTTAGAATATCTGAAGGGTTAGGCATTTGTTTGGCAACACGACGATGTGCCATGAACTTAACAGCAAGTCCTTCACCAACGGATCCTGCAATTAGATCAGTTAATGAATTTTCGTTGAGGTCATCATCTTCAAGCAGTTCGGATACAAAACTCCAACTACGTGGTGTGGCAAATGCACGGCTGGAACCTTTGGGATCAAAATCGTAAAGATCCTGTTTGGCAAAACCAATATATCCAACAACTTGCTCGTGAATTTTATTCTTAACAGCCCATTCATGCCAATCATCATAATCCGATTTCAGTTCAAGGTGGACAAAACGATTTGCCAGTGGGCTAGGCATGCGATATGTAACACCCTTGTCAGTTTCACGGTTGCCTGCGGCAATAATGCTAACGCCCTTTGGCAAGATGTAAGTACCAACACGGCGATTCAACACCAACTGAAAAGCCGCTGCCTGTGTGGCAGGTGCCGCAGAATTCAATTCGTCTAAAAATAAGATTGCAGTAGATTCCGGATCAGTGGGCAATTCTGCAGGAGGTGCCCATGTCATAGTATTTTCATTACTGTTGTAATAAGGGATACCTTTGATATCTGTGGGTTCCCACAGACTTAGACGAACGTCAATTACATCACGTTCTGATTCATCACCCAATTGTTTAACAATATCAGACTTGCCAATACCAGGCGGGCCCCATAAAAATACAGGACGTTGAATTTTGATACATTTACGAAGACTGCGTTTTGCTTCGTTAGGAGTAACTGTGCGGTTAGTGCTAATTTTTTCTGCCATGTTCGCTCTTTCTTAACGGTTGTATTGTAGGCACCGTGCTTTACAATATGTATTAATTATACAGCGAATTTGCTATGATGTCAACCAGTTAGGTATTGATTTGATGATTAGTGGCACGAATTTTGGAATATTGAATTATGTTACCAGAGAATAGCACCAATTGAACTGCCATCTTTTCATTAAAAACATATATTTCTTTTTTGGTCACATACCACGGGCAATCAATAAATCTATCTAACCAAATTATGGATTGGTTGGTATATTCCATGGGTTGGTCAATTATGACTCTATGTCTTTTAATGTGTTCTGAAAATTTAAGAAACCCTTGATCAGTGAGTCTAAGCCCGCCCAATGATTTTTTTCTGGGGTTGTACCACCACTGGATTATTAGCTGTTTGATGTTTTCATCATCTATGGGCAAGTTGCACTGCTCGGCCACATATTTGGTTAAATCAATCTTTTGATTCATTGGTCATCTTTTCCCCAGTAACCAATTTATATACGGAAAAATCCAAAGTACCAAAAAGTTTATTGAGTTTTTTGGCAAGATTGTAAGCATGGCCTGGGTTGCTGAAACTGATTTTTTTATACTTTGGGCCTACTTTTTGAGCTACAATACTACTGGTTTTTAGATTAATGGGTTTATCTTGATAAAACACTGCCCAAATAGCTTCGGCATCCAACACTTGTTCTGTTTTATAGGTCTTTTTGTTGGTTATTTCTAATAAAATTGTTGGTTTTGGCCTAGACATTGGATATATGCTCCTCAGCATATATTTATTGCCAATATTTAAAAAGTCCCACCTGTTATCTTAATTTGGACGGGATCATCATTTTTCCCAGCGGTTTGATCCAATTCTCCACTTAATCTAGTCATTACCACTGCCAGACTGTTCTGTAAATCTGAGACTTCCTTGATATCTAGGGTCACGGATCTTTGATTAGTTTTAATGGCAATCCTGGCTTTGTCTAGGAAGTTTTCAATGGGTATAGTATTTAATTGGCGCATGATTGATTGGCCTTTCTCAATGCTTGTCTTGATTCTTCTTCAGTTTTCCACGGACCTTGGAATGGGTATCTTTCCAAGGTGATTAATTTTGGACAGAAACTTTTTACCCAACCTTTTCTAAATTTAATAATGTAATGACCTGCACAGTGTTGACTTTTGCTTTTGGATCTTTTGGTGTACAACGGTAATTTTTTTTGTACGTTATATAAGGGTTCGTAGGGCTTTGACTTACAGGGATAATCGTAGATACTGTGGGTAGTAGACTCTTCTTTTTTCCAATTTTTTATACTTTCTTCAAAAAAAGCTATGCCAATTGCGGATTTTATTTCAGCTAAATTCTTAAAAGACACTGATTGTCCGTTATGTAATATTAAATAACCTTTTTTGACTTTGGTGATACTTCCAATTTTATTATCACCGTCTTTGATTAACCATTCCTGATCAGGAATTAGTACTTTGGCAGTTGAACTCATTCTTTGATATACCTCGCATTCAATGGTTCCACATAGCTAGTGATTTGTTCGTTGATTTTCTGTAAGTCATATTCTGCACAGTATTTCATCAATCTAATACCCACTTGTGGAATGTTTTTTTCTAGATCAATAGCATTATTGATTGTTTCAAAAATAATTTGTTTAATTTCTTCTGGTTGAGCAGACAGATCGCACAATTGCACATTTCGAAGATAATCATCTAACACTCTGTGTTCGACGCCTTCATGATCAGACCAGCGTTGTAACATCATGTTATTCCAAGAGTAGCCTTTGGCGTCTCGATCGGCAAATGCTTCTCTCAAACCCACTTTATTTTTTGTGCCCTTTTCACGAACTCCCGGATAAGCAGAAAAGACATTATCACTGGTATCGCCACGCATACACTTTTCAAATAGCAACCACTGCGGGTCGGGTGGTGCTTTTACTTCGTTGGTTTTTTTGTCTTTTACTCGATGACCTTTAGCATCAAAATAACCTTCGTGTGTTGTGGTTATTTCCATGACACCATTATATTGTCTGACATTGGGTGCAATCAACTGTGCAAAATCACCATCAGTTGAAATTATCACATGATTGTCATTGGGATGACTTTTGATAAAACCTGCGATTAGATCATCTGCTTCAAGTCTGGGATTCTGCAATACTGTACAGTTTGTTTTATTGGCAATAAAATCTTTAAATTGATCAAAAGTTTCCCAAAATACTCGTTCTTCTTCTTGCTCATTGGCACTGGCAGCGGCACGGCCTTCGGTACGTTGCCGTTTGTATGGAGCATAGAAATCTTTACGCCAGCTACGACCTTCTAAGAAGAAAACCACATGGTCGCCTTTGAACTCTCTCCAAGACTTGCGTACACTACTTAACACAGTATGAATACTCATACCAATTTTATCTTCTAGACTGCCTCGAATCGCATGTCGGGCACGAAAAAAAACATTAGCAGTGTCAATTAACAAATAATTTTTGTTCATGTAATATTATATGTTATAAACTATCCTATGTCAACTAATATATAAATAAAAGTGCGGATCACGATACTGGAAATATCCACCCGCTCTAACAGTTAGAAAGGAACTTATCAGCATGACTATTTACCTATACGTTAAAACCCATAATAAAACTGGGCTCAAATATCTTGGAAAAACAAGAGCAACTGACCCACACAAATATCCTGGATCTGGAACTTACTGGCGACTTCATCTTAAGAAGCATGGATATGATTATACTACAGAAATAATAAAAGAATGTCAAACAGAAGATGAATTCAAACAGTGGGGGCTATACTATACAAATCTTTGGAATATTGTTGAAAGCAATAAATGGGCTAATTTGAAAGAAGAAACAGGCCACGGCGGAAGACAAAGTGAAGAAGTTAGAAAAAGAATTAGCGAGGCAGGAAAAGGTCGTATACCGTGGAATAAAGGTAAAAAGATATGGGAAGAAGAAGATAGAAAACGCATTGGTGAATTAAATAGATCTAGAGGACCGCAATCCAAAGAAACTATTTCCAAACGTGTAGCAAAAAATACTGGAAAAGTTAGATCTGATGAACAAAAACAACGTTCATCAGATGCTCAAAAGGGAAGAAAATTAACTGAAGAACATAAAGCTAAACTAAAGATTGCAGCACAGAACAGAACTGCACCGCCTTGGAATAAGGGACTTAAAAAAGTTAACTAACTTCCGTTCTGCCATTGCCTAAATTGTTTATGTTAATGTATCCTGAACTTCTACGTTCCATATCAATATTTTCTTCAGCACCCACGTTTCTGCAAAGTTCAGAGAACCATGCATCAACCACGGCTTCATCACTGTCCCCAGAATACCCTGCTGTACGTAATTGTAACACAAAAAATTCATTCCAGTCAAGTTCAAAAAATCCGTTACGGATATTGTCTGGATTGACATGGGTATTCAAAACAGCAATATAAGGTTCTTTGAGTTCGGTGGCAATCTCTTTGGCAGTTTTAACCGCGGGTAAT